TTACAAGCTCACTTGCTTCTAACAAACTATCATAGGTGTCTATAATACTTCCAGTCTTTAGATTCATTACATAGTACATTTAGTGTCCTTATGGTGGAGGCGCCGGGTACCGCCCCCGGGTCCTGTATAGCGTTTGAATTGCTTCAACGTTATGCTTTATTTATAACACTTCTAAGCGAAGATGTCAAGTTCTTTTTCTTGTTTAGTAGATACTTTTTTCTTAGGTGGTTCAATTTTGCGTAGCCAACTGTCAGCAATATATGCTTTAGGTGACGGACCTAACTGTATGTTTAGATCGTCTGCTTCAATCCACCAAAAGTGATCATGAACTGCACAATGGCACTTCATTCCGAACGCTTCAAACTGTTCGCCTTCTTTAAACTTGCCAATGTATTCTGATACGTTAACAATGCGTCCTATGTTTTTAGTATTAATACTAAAAACTATTACCGCTTTATCACCTTCATTTACGTTCACTCTTATCACTCTCATATTTTGTTACCATTGCTGATAACTGATCTGATTTAATTAACCATCCACTTTCGTTTACTATAAACACATCGCCTGGTTTATACAACGGATGATCCTTATTACCAGGATTTCCTTGCCTATCTAATCCCATTACTTCTCCAGGCCAATCGCCTTGGACTGTAAAGTTTTCACCTGCCTGGTTTATATTATAATCAACCCACATCATATTATTTTCTCCACTGCTGTAATATTATATTTAAGAGCAAACAATGTTGCTTGTTTAGAATTTGGTATTTCTACATAGATATCGCATCGACAGTATGTGTCATCAGGAAGTGTTTGGCTATTGCTCCTTAAGAGCTTCCATTGCCAATTATTTGTTTCAATAGTTTTATGAAGTTCTGTACCTACTTCACGCATGATCCACATGTTTTCCATGTTTGTCTTTGCATGAGTCCATTTGTACTCACATGATCCTAGATAGTATCTCATAATCCTAACAAACCCCAACCGTGGTTAGCGATTGCGTTTGTTATAATAGCAAGGCAGGTTGCAATGTGTAACAGTACCCAAACGGTACGTACCATTGCAACCCAGTCTGCTTTACGATTGTTGTCGTAGGCTTTGGTGCCTATTGCTTTACACCAAATTTCCCACATTACATCGCGTTCTTTTTATCCTGGATTTCTTTTCTGCGTTCTTTTGTAAGTTTACCTAGATCTCCTAGTGCCTTACGTGCTCTTGCCGCAGATGCTTTAACACCCTTCTCTTCGAACGTTGCGTGTTCGGTCAAGTAGTTGTTATATGCTTGTACGATTTCATCGTGATTAGTCATGCCTTTTCTCCTTTAGTTTATTGCTATGCCTGAAGTTTGGGAAACATACTGTTTACCAATTTCGTCTTGTGTTTTTGCAATGCAACTTACTGATGTTGCCTGCAAATTAAATTTACCGTCCGGACTTACGCTGAACATGAAAGGTGCTAATCCTAGTCCCTTTTCTTGTGCAATAAGTACCATAGGTTTTCTTACTGTAAAAGACTTTTCTGTTTCTGCATCAAGTCTTGCTACAATTTCTTCTCCTGAACTAAGTTTTAGAGACACAGTGTCTCCAACTTTGTACGGTGCTTCTATTAACATTATAATGTGTGTCCTGTTCCGTTGTAACCTGTGTTATCGATGTATTCCACCATTTGTTCAAAGCCGCCTACCTTTTCAAATCCAACGATAATTTGTGGGAAGGTTCTAGCTGTTGGGAATTTTTCAAATAGTTGATCTCTTGTAAAGTCTTTATCGAGTTCTTTATACTCGTACTTTAACTTCCGTGTTTCGCAAAGTGCTTTTGCTTTTAAGCAACTCGGGCAAGCTGGCTTGCCGTAAATTGTTATCATAGTGAAAATCCTTTGAGACTGTCTTTATTGACATCCTGCTTGATGCCACCGATGATATAACTTTCAACTTCTGTCTCCTGCGGTGCAACTTGCAAGCCTGAGCTAGATAGCCAATGTTGTGTCCACGGTAGCGGGTTAGTATTTACTGGTGCATCAAATATAGTATCCATGCCCAGCGCCTTTAGTCGACGGTTTGCAATGTATTCTACATACTGATGTAACAATTTATCATTCAGTCCAATCATTGAACCGTCTTTGAACAGATAGTCTGCCCAATCTTTTTCCTCTGCAACGCATTCACGCCACAAGTCGTATACTTCTTCTTTACACTCTTTTGCAATTTTAGCCATCTCTGGATCATCTTTGCCGCTTGCCCACAACTTCAATACGTGTGTGCTTAGTGCTAGATGTTGTGCTTCGTCACGAGCAATAAGACTAATAATTTTTGCCGAGCCTTCCATAAGTTTAAGTTCGCCGAATGCAAATGTACATGCAAAACTTACATAAAAGCGCAAGCCTTCTAAGATATTTACAGTTTGCATTGCAAGATACAGTTTCTTCTTAACTTCATACATATCGCCTTCTTTACGATGTACATAAGCGTCAGCTACTTCTGTAAATGCATCATAGTGTTTGGTAACACTTTCTGCTCGTGCAATAATCTTTTCGTCATCTAAAATAGTATCAAACACTTCACCAGGGTCAGCATACACGTTTTTCATAATGTGTGTGTAGCTACGTGAGTGGATTGTTTCAAAGAAGTCCCAAGTAACAATACACCCTTCTAGTTCAGGCAATGAAACATGCGGCAAAAATGCTAGGCATGGACCACGTCCTTGGACACTGTCAAGTAGTGTTTGGTATTTTAAATTGCTTGTAAAAATATGTTTTTGTTCTGGTCGGAAGTTAGCAAAGTCAGCACGATCTTTCTGCAGACTTACTTCTTCAGGTCTCCAAAAGTAACCAAGCATTGTTTGATTAAGTTTGTCAAACACAGGGAAACGAAAAGTATCGTAACGCTGTGTGTTTTGATCTGCTCCGAAGAACATATTTTGTTTAGTAAAGTCTACTTTTTCTTTATTGAATACTGTTTTTGCCATCTTCTCTTTTCCTTATACAACTACATACTACTATGAAACTGATAGTATGTCAACCATTAAATTGCACATGCTTCGCAATCTTCTTCTTCGCCCTCTAACTCACTAGGTGCTAGTTGTTCCATTGGCTGGTCATCTTCTAGTTCACTTGGATCAGTCTTATAATCATAAGTGTTTTGGTAGTATGAAGTCTTCCATCCGTATTTATAAGTGTTTAATAAGTCACCAATCATTACGCTCATTGGAACTTCATTGTTCTCAAAATGTGTTGGGTTATAACTCCAGTTACCGCTGATAGCCTGATCAAAGAACTTTTGCATTACCGCTACTATGTTAATATAACCTTCATTACTTGGCATATCCCATAGTAAACTATAATAATTCTTTAGAGTTTGATACTGTGGAACAATCTGCTTAAGAGGCCCTTTCTTGGACTTCTTAACGGACAAGTAGCCTCTAGGTGGTTCGATTCCATTGGTTGCGTTCGACACAACGGAACTGCTCTCTGATGGCATTTGTGCGGACAAAGTGCTGTGCCTAAGCCCGTGTTCTTGTATGTCAGATCTAAGAGTCTCCCAATCATAATTTAATTTGTTCTCTACAATTGTATCAACATCCTTTTTGTATGTATCAATTGGAAGGATGCCGTCTGAGTATTTAGTACGCTCAAAGTAATCACATGCTCCACGCTCTTGTGCAAGTTTGTTTGATGCTTTTAGCAAGTAATATTGAAATGCTTCTGATAAGTCATGTACAAGTTTCCATGACTCTTTGTTGTCATACTTGACATGCTGTTTAGCAAGATAATGTGCAAGTCCAATGTAGCCTACACCTAATGAACGTCTTGCTTTTGTGCTAATCTCAGCCGCCTTGATAGGATACTTTTGATAGTCAATAATTTCTTCTAGCGCACGAACAGCTAGGTCACATAGATCTTCTAAGTCGTCTAATCCTTTAATAGTGCCTACGTTAATAGCACTAAGGATACACAATGCAATTTCGCCTTCTTCGTCATCAATATGATTCAACGGCTTTGTTGGCAATGTAATCTCTTGACATAAGTTACTCATGTAAACTTTATCTTTGAATGAGCTGTGTGTATTACAATGATCAACATTCATAATATAAATGCGTCCTGTTTCTGCACGTTCTTTTACTAATGCACTAAACAGATCCATTGCTGATACAGTTTTCTTTTTAATGCTTGTAGCACGTTCATACTTTTCGTATAGCTCTTGAAATATATCTGCATCACCAAAGTATGCTTCGTATAAGCCAGGCACATCATGTGGCGAGAAAAGAGTTATATCTCCGCCGGATAACAACCTTTCATACATAGTTTTATTAAGCTGAATTGAATAATCTAACTTGCGTACTCTATTATCTTCTGTACCTTTGTTGTTCTTTAGTACAAGAATGTCTTCAATCTCTTGGTGCCAAAACGGGAAGTGTGTAGTAGCACTGCCACCACGTACACCATTTTGTGTACAGCAACGTACAGTTGCTTCGAACTTCTTTAGGAACGGAACTATTCCTGTGTGTGCAACTTCTCCTCCTCGGATTTTTGCGTTGACTCCGCGGATACGTCCTGCGTTAATGCCGATACCAGCTCTTTGAGCTGTGTATCTACCGATGGACATGTCTGACGCAAAGATCGAATCGAGCGTGTCGTCACTGTCAACAAGCACACAAGAGGCAAACTGCCTAACTGGAGTACGTACTCCGGCCATGACTGGCGTTGGGATATTGATTTTAAATAATGAGGTCGCATCGTAGTATCTCCTTACATAATACATTCTATCTTCTTTAGGATAGTTAGCAAATAGCGTTGCCGCGATCATCATATACATGAACTGAGGAGTCTCAAATATTTCTCCTGATGATCGATCCTGACAAAGATATTTGTCTACAACCTGACGCAGACCTGCGTAGGTAAAGTTTTCATCACGCTTGTGTTTAATATATGAATCTAAAGAATTAATTTCATCTGCTGTGTACTTTTCTAAAATTTCTTTATCATACACTCCTCGTTCAATATTACGTTCAATATTTTGCTGAAGTGTAATTGCATTGTATTCACCAAATACCATTTTGTTTACAGCATAACTTAATAGGCGTGCTGCGGCATATTGATAGTTAGGAGCATCTAAACTAATAAGATCATTTGCACTGCGTACAAGCACCTCTTGAATTTCATTAGTACTCATACCATCGTAAAATTGTAAATTGGCATTCATCTCAATTAGACTACTACTTGTACCAGCTAGACCTTCACAGGCATGTTCTACTACTTTGTGTATTTTATTAATATTAATAGGTTCTTTGCCGCCGTCTCGTTTTACGATGTAGATACCATTTGACATTCTTTTTCTCTCCATATTTCTTTTCGTTTGTTGAATATTTAGTTAAGCATTGGCATGCAATATACTGTTTGCGACTTTAGATCCACAGGTAAATCTTCCTTTAAAATTGGCTTATCGTCTTCAAACCCTAGTACAATATTATCTACAAAAAGTAGATATAAGTAGCTTAAACTTCCTAACGTACTGATATGTATCTCAAAATTCGACCCCTTAAAGCGTTCAGTTAACTGTAACGAATAACACATACCTAGTACACGACAGAACTCATCATACTGGTTCTCTAGAATTAACTGCCAGGGGTCTGGCCAAGATTCTTTTGACCAAGGATCCGTATGTATACTAACATAAGGTGCTTGGTTATAAGTTACTAATAATTCAGAGAAAGGATCATCAGCAGTTTCTAAAGTTTGCCGAAGACAGCTCCAAGATTTCAGTCTTTGTTCATAGTTTTTATGAAACATCTATCATTATACAGTTTGTTTAGTTTTCACTTTAAATTTAAATTTACTTCTTGCATCAGTTGGTAAACCACTAGCATAAGACTTAACTATAATTGTGTTAAGGTCTTCACTATTGCCTACATTATCTAGTATAGCATCAAAACTAATTGTGTCAAGATATAAATTGTCACCTAAGTAATCGTATTCGTCCGAAACTATTAATGATGGTGTGCCGTTTGCTGCATCTGTAATCTTATTAACTACAATATGCATAGTGCCGGAGCGCATTCCGTTGTATCCTTGCTCTGACAGTGATGTGTATTCAATCTCAAAGCCTTGATTTTCTATTTTTGGCAATCTAAATAGTGTGTTTGCATCACCGTCCAATACTGTTACTTCATGTTCATATCCCCAATCATAGTTTACTGGGCCTTCAACTTCAGGCACATAAGGAATATCGTTAATAACTGGTGATACTATTTCAAATGTTATAGCACCACTATTTAAATGAGGTATTGTAACAGTAAATTCTGTTGGACTAACAATTGTTGCAATTCTAGAATTAGTTACTATGTCCGTATCTACCTCAGGAGTGTTTAAGTTATCAGTTAGTGTAAATCCAAAGTCGCCAACTCCTGTTTTCTTAATAAGAAGTTGTCCTGGAGCCATGTCTGCTGTACTTGCTACAGTAACCGATAGTCCGCCTGCTACTAGTGTTGCAGAGCTTTGTCTAACAAATCCTTGACTATATGATAATACTTTTGTTCTAGTAAAGTAATCGTTTACACTCTTATTGCTTAATGTATCAATTGATATAATTGCTGTTTCAGGCTGATCATCTGCGCCGCCATTGTTAGCACACGTATAAAATCTGTTTTCTTTACTAATATTATAAGCACCCTTATTAATTAGTATAGCTTGATAAAGTGTATCTTTAAAAATGCTTGATTTAATAATGTTGTTTGATGGACCTACTGATTTTCCATTGCCTGGAATACTATCAATTACCATATTTTTACCAAATGCAATTCCGTATCCTAAAGTAGTAAACTTACATGAATCAAATATATTATCATTAATGTCCCAATTAGATACTACACCGTATGCAAAGTTTTCAAAAGAACAACGAGTAAATTTATTGTTGCTAGATTCAACACCACCATTTTTGCTGTTTAATGATAGTGCAATGTTAAACGTAGTTAATGTATCTGTTGGAACTACTGTGCCAACAGCCCAGTTACCTACAATTTTAATATTTGAAAAATTACTATCTCTACAGCTATCTAGCTGTAATCCTTTAGACCCACTTTGAACAGAAAGAGTTAATCCTTCTATGCTAATATTTCTTGCTTGAGTAGCATATTCGCCACCAATAATATAACCACCTGGAATACTCTCATCACTAACTGTTTGAATACATGCTCGACTAGTATTAGTTTGTCTAATAATAGTTTTATCTTTGCCTGAACCTCTTATTGTTGCATGTGGAGGTACTTTAATAGTATCATTAATAGTATATGTTCCTGGCTCAAGGATTAGTTCAACTCTACCACTTGTGCTTAATTCAGCACCTGCGTTTAAAAATAATTGATCAATTGCTCTTTGTAATAATACTGTTGCATCTTGTGACTGTTCGCCTGTCAACCCAAATGCTCTAGCACTTACTCTATCGTCTAGTCTAGCTTGTAAGGTTCTTTTAACTGGATTAACACTGTCAATACCTGTTACAATAGAACCGTCGCCATTACGATAGATATAAGAATCAGCTAATTTAAATAGGTCGTCATGTTCTGTAATAACTTTAGTATTACCTACTTGTGGTGCACCTTCTGCTACACTACCGTTACCTACAAACATTTCTTGCGTATCAATTGCCCAACCTAATTCGCCGCTTGACAATTGCGGTAACCCTGTGCCTTGATTCTTTTGACCTCTACGGATCTGTATTCTTGATATCTGTACTACAGCCACTATATTCTCCTACGCATTTATTATTGTATTTAGCCCTGTAACCCATTCATCAAAGGTTACCCGTTTGCGTGTATAGTTTCCTTTCGTACTGAGAGGCATTGACATCCTTAAATCTTGCCACTCTTCAAACAACTCTTTAGATTTAGCTAGGTTTCCTTTATATGCGTGATATCTAGCCTTATCTCTAATATTATTAGGAACTTTCCAAACTAAATGCCTTTCAGCATTTCTTACTTTGTCTACTGGCGGCCTTATAGTAGGGTCTTTATATTGTCCTACTAGTGCGCCGTCCTTGTAATTAGGATTATTTTTGCCAGAAAGATCATAATCAGCTTGATGCTGTTCAGTAAGTAGCGAAGCGGCTCCTGCATCCCTTGTATTGCCTAATTCGATATTATCAAGTATCCACTGAGGAGGCGAGCACCATTCTAACAAAGTTGTTAAGTGGCGTTCAAAGTATTCCCAATGAACTTTAGCATGTACTTCTCTAGGTATATAAACTGTATTATCAGGATGGTCAGGATTAATACCTAGTTGTTTACATTTGTATCTTTGAATAATATGATGTTTATGAAGCATGTTGCTCATAATATGTATACACTCTGTTATACCATTCGTTGCGCCATTCGTCATACTCATGCGGCCATACATCAAACTGTTGATATGTTTCGCCACCTAGTATCATTCCATCATCACCGCGACTACACATAAAGATATGTCCTTCACGTATGTTAGTGCCGTATACTT